CAAGCCCCTGCTTGAGAATCAAATCGAATAAGAGCTACTTTATTTACCATTTTGCTCCCGTTCTGTAATCCCTAAATGGATTAACGGGCTAAATGTATTTGATTAAATCTATTTAGACCAGCAATAAATCGGCGAGTCGTATATCTAAAAAACCAGCAAGTCTCTCATTGGTGGCTTTGTTGCCGAAGTCAGTAGTTATAGGCAACCGCTTTAAAGCCCATTCAGGCTCGGTTATAGCCCCTAAATCGAACTGATAGACCCCGTGAGGGGTTGAATTGATATAGAGGGTCTTAGCGCCGGTTCTAGCCCTTATATCGGCCAAATAATCCCACTTCTTCTTCTCAATCATCAAAGTATCGTAATGAGTCCTACGACACTTAAGCTCGATATAGGAATTGTGGGTAATGCCATCTGCTCGGTCGGTCGCTGATAAGGGCGTCAAGTCTGGATAAAGCGACTTGAGAGCCTCAAAGAGTTCAACCTCTCGAAAGTAGATTAGTTGTCCTCTTCTCCATCTTCCCAACCAACCTTCTTAATTGGGTCATCGGCGGGGACTATCCAATCGGGATAAGAACTGCGATCCATAGCGAAGGCCAGCGAAGTGCCTTCATCCATTCCTGCTCTGCGACAAGCTTTATAAACTTCATTGGCAGCAATAGCCCAGAAATCAAGTTTTGTTAATGGGGTTTCTTTAGTAGTCCTGCGTCTCTTCGGACGCTTGACTGGCTTCTTACTTACGCGCTTTCGCGTTGCCATTTCTGACCCCTTTCGCTAGGGCCAATTCTAGCTGAGACTCCATTTTATCAAGGCGCGACACTATTGGAATATTCTCCAATTTGATTATGTAGCGAAGGCCAGCAATCAGTAGAGCAATAGATCCCAATACTGAGGCAACTAAGGTTGCAAGCTCAGGTGCTGGCATTACTTGACTCTGCCGTAGCGCTCGTAGTTAGGGTTTAGCCAATTGATGATGCTAGGCAAGACTGATACGAGAGCTGCATTGGCAATTGCATCGACATCTAGGCCGACTGCTAGATAGGTCGCTAGTGCCGTTGCTAGGAATGTCTTGGCCCAGCTCTCTGCCATTTTCTTTAAGTCGCTCATTAGCTTCTCCTTCGAGGTTGAAAAAACTGCCATCTTTGTCTCCCAAAGTTGTAAATGAAATATGGAAATGCGACCGGTGAGGATTGGAGCCTCTGTAAGTTCTGCGCTTCCATCCAAGTATCGGACTCATAATCTTTCCATCAAAAATAATATAAGCAATTCTTTTATCGCCATTTTTGCCTAACTTACGAATCTTTTCAACTAATGCGTAAGCTTCTTCTTTGTGAGCCGATAAATCAGCATCAATATCTATCGCTCTAACGATTCCTGACTTAGAGTCTGGTATATGGTCAGAAGTGCCTTTTGCAAGATGCCGAGCATCAGCCACCCAGCCATCAGACTTACGATCCCTATCAGGATAATCATCATCTATCTGATTCCTTAATTGAATTCCAGCAGCGCAAAGTTTTGCCACTATTTACCTAATTTAAGCCCATCAGGGATTGGCTGCTCATAATCCCATTTTTCAATGTAATCACCTAAACCATCAGAATCGTTGCGCAATACAATGCCCATTCGATTCAAATCTTTATCAATTAATTCAGAATAGACATCGATAATCTGTTCATACAAGTTCATATTAACTCCTAATCCATACGCCTGCAAAGTAAGTCTTTGTAGTTCCATTGTAGAAATATTCACTTGGCGTTCCACTTCTTATATAACCATAAAGCTCAACATAATCAGTTGAGCCATTTAGATAAATCAAATCGCTAACAATTGAAGTTCCTTCGTCTTGCGGTGCATTGCCTTTGGTTCCAAGACTTTCTACTGCACCATTTTTGTAAATTGCAGACCAGACATAAATTCCAATTGATTCTTGGGCTTCTCCATTTAATTTGCCTGTTAAATTGTAATAGCCAGCAACATTTGGCGTAAATCGGAAGTTAGTTGTGCTATCAAAGCAAGAAGCTGTGTCAAAAGTTTCACCATTGAGTTGAACTTTTGTCCAAGTATCAGCCGTTACCGACTGCGTTGATGTATTTCTAAAAGCTCTAAAAGCTGGACCTGAACTTCCGCTAGGCGCAACCCATTTTAACCCTGTTGCTTCAGTAGAATCCGCCGTTAAAACTGTTCCGTTAGCTCCAACACCTAAACGAGCATCAACTGTTGAAAAGGTAAATACATCACCTTTAGTTGTTAATGGTGTTTGATCTGATGGAGTAGCCCAACTTGGCACTCCAGCTGCAACTGTTAAAACTTGTCCTGTTGATCCAATGGGTAATCTGGTATTGGTATTAGCGGTCGCTGATCTATAAGCAATATCGCCAGTCGTAGTTTCAGGATTAAGGTTCTTAGTTGTGGTATCAATTGAATTGCCAAGCGTTCTGATGGCAGCTGCGCCATCCTTGACTAAATCTGTATCGTCTGGGGTTTCCCAGTTGTAATTCGTTGTATTGGCCATTTAGCTAATAACTCCTATCGCATCTTGCCATTCTAAGGTATTGAGCACACTATTCCAGCTTTCTGCTGCATTGACCTGAGCCCATTGTTGGGCAAAGGCCGAGAACTCTGTTGGGGTAGCCAAGAAGGTAACTGATAGGCCCGAGACTGACGCATTAAAAGTCCAGCCCTCTATAAAGCCAGTAAATTCGCCACCGAGGATATTAAGAGGCAGGTTGGTAATTCTGACTGGCTGGCCCATAAATATATTTAATAGGGCGTTTCTATCAGCGTTATCTATCTCTGGCGATTGCAGGGCGAAGGTAATCGATTGGAAGGTATTTCTAGGCCAAGCCCTGAGACCAATAAGGCGATCTGCTACATCCTCGACATCAGCCGCGTTCTTTAGGTAACTGTTAAATTGCTCGGCAAATAGGCCGTATTCGGCCTGAGAGTCTAAATCCTGAGCGGTATAGGAGCTATTAAAATTGTTGCCATAATCCATAATTATCTTATTGCTTAAATCGCCTTGGCGCTGAATTACTCCGATGCCAGAAGCGATGGCGTGAGAAGCGTCTAAGTCTGTGTAGCCATTGGCTATTAAATAATCTTGGCGATGACTGGCATCAGCATAGTTAATATTGCCGTTGGCATCTTCATACATATAGCCAAGAGCTGAACTAGCAATTTGATTGATGATTGGATAGATAATGCTATCCGAAATTTGACGGCTTACCATCGTATATTCCCCAGCATCAATTGTTCCAAAGCCAATATTTCCAGCTTGCGCCCAAGTTTCTGTCGCATTGTAAGTTGCCCAAGTCTCGGCTGGTGGCAATTCATTCCAACTAGATAGCAATAGTTCATCTAGTAAATCCGTAATCTGCGCGCCGTCTAAACCTTCGGCTAAATTGCCGTTAAATATTGCTCTCTGCGTTCTAGCCAAAGCTCCAATCGCAGTAATTCTTAGGCTAGTAATTACCGCGCTAGATCCTGCGCTTCTGACTATTTGCCTTAAGTCTGAAATGCGACCGCCAAAGATAGAAACATAAGCGCCAGTCGTATCTTTGACTTCGATAGTTACTGCGGTGTTAATACTAAAATCATAATTAGTGCCATCAGTATTTATTACTTCTAGCGAGCAATAACCTGCTGGGGTAGGTGAGTTAATATCCTGACGGCCAGAGGTAATAGTTAGGTTGCTTAAAGTAACCGAGGTTAATTCAGAACCATTAACTGAAATCTTCCAATCGGGAGTCCAGAGTGTCATAAGATTTGAGCCGAAGTCCTAAGATCACCAGCGCCAGTAGTTCCGCGATTAGTCGAGTTATTAAGCGCCAAGATAACTGCTCTAGTAAATCCTTCTTCATCGATAGCGGATGGAGCATTAACATTAATTACCACATTGCCGCGTTCGTCTCCGCGTCTAGCAGCTGCAACATCAAAACCAGATGGGATTGCCTTGCCAGTTGGATTCAACCCTGATGGGAAACTAGGCATAGTGCCTGTAACCACTGGAGCAATTATCTTGCCACCGCCAATTCCACTTGCAATAGAACCGCCACCAGTTGAACCGCCACCGCTAATAACTGGCGTTCCAGCAGTAAAGCCTGATGGAAGACTAGATGATGGGACTGTGTTACTTCCAGTTCCTGCTGCTGCATTGGCTTGATTATCAAATAACTTGGTCGCAGCAATAATTGCGCCAACTACGGCTGCGCCAGTTGCTAGACCAGCCAACGGATTCAAAGCAAATCGAGATGCGATAGCAGCGGCTACCGCGCTATTTCTTAAAGCAACATAAGCCGCGACTAGCCCTTGGATTAGAAGAATAGTCGCTTGCACTCCAGCTGCTATCTTGCTTACTACGAATACCGTCGCTAATACTCCAGCAACTATGAAGAGCTCATCCTTGAGATCAATAACTGTATTGATAAAGCCTCTTACCTTCTTACCCCATTCAACTGCAACCTTCTGAGATTCAGTCAAGCCTTCGTTTAACCCATCGCTTCCAGTTAAGCCTGAAATAAATGCCTCAAGTGCTGGGATAAAGTTTTCTAATATCCAAGCAGTCAATTCTTGGACAACTGGTAGCAAAGCTGCGCCAATAGATTCCTTAGCTTCATCAAGGGCTATCTTGACGCGCTCCATTTGCTTAGTTGTCGTCTCTGCTTCATTCTCAGCAAATTGACCAAAGGTGCTAGTTAGTTGATTAAAAGTTTGATCAAAGGTTTGCGAGGCTAGATCAGTTTTATCTATGCCTAAGCCCAATTTGCCAAGCGCGGTGGTATTGCCATCATAAGCTCTGCCAAGGGCGTTAGTAACTGTCTCTAATGGCTTGCCCGTTGCTGCACTTAAATCTAGTGCTAAATTTAGTAGCTTCTGGGCTTCTTCAACATCCTGAGTAGATCTAACTAGACGGGTAAAGGCTGGACGCAAGCCATCATCAGCAACGCCAATAGCAATTGAGGTTTGCTTTATATATTGCTCAACGCCTTCAATCTGTTTAGCGGTTGCGCCAGTAGTGGCTTCAATCGTTGCAGCTAAACGCTTTTGAGCGGTCTCATCCTCGGCTGCTGCTTTAACTGCGCTAACGGCAAATGCCCCAATAGCTGCTCCAGCGGCAGCAAAGGCAATAGCAGCCTTCTTACCAAATTCAGCTGCGCGCTCGCCAATAGAATCAATGTCTTTAGAGCCAGCCGCTAACTTCTTTTGGAAGTCCGCCGTATCTGCTAAAAGCTTGAGCGTTAAGGCTCTTGAATCAGATGCCACCGATGCCCCACTTATCTAATATTTTATTAAATGCTCTAGTCCATTGTGCCACAATATTCTTCTGCTCTTGACGCAAAGTCGGATAAATAAACCATCCGCGAGAACCGCGCCCTTGTCTGCCAGAGTAGGCAGGGAATTGCTTAAATTTATTAGAACCAAATTCAAAGCCAGCCCAAAGCATTTGAGTATTAGCTCCACCGCTAAATCTCTGACTAGCAAAGCCATACTTAATTTCGCCAGTAGTGCTGGTCTTAGATACTTTAGATCCGCTAACGATTCGGTTAATAGCTTGTTGCCCTTTAACCCGAGTAGAAGCTTTGGCAGCAATTTGTTGCTGAAGATAAGTAGCAAGGTTATTAGAAACTTGGCGAGACTCGGCTTTGGCTTCATCGCCTAGTAAGGAGAAGGCTTTATAGACTTGCCGAAGCTCTGTCCGGTCAAATGCTGAGACTTCTTCAGCCATTGCTATCCCTCTCCTTTATCAGCTCGACTGCCGTTGCTACATCGTCCCAATCATCCCAATACTGCATCGGGATACCAGTCCTAAGAGCAACTATTACTAGTAGCCGCCTTACGCTATCGGGCTGATGGCTTTTGGGTCATCGTTGCCTGTCTTTATGTCGGCAACTGTTTCCATCCATACTTCAAAGCTCTTTATTGGCTTACCAGCGCTTTCGCGCTTATGAGCGTTATAGGCCAAGAACATTAAGTCCCAGATTCCTATATTTTCTTGAGCTTTCGTAATAGTGTGTCCAGTTGCCTTTTCCCACTTAGCCCACTCTGGCGGTTGAGCAATATAAGTTGCTGACTCGCCAGAGTTATATTCAATTGTGATTGATAGTTTCATAGCTCCCGATGCTCCGATCTCTTAGCTGAAGTTTTCTGATGGGGTTCCAACGACTGTCATCGTCCAAGTGTCAGTTAGCGCTCCTGGTGCTGCGCCCCCTGCTGCTGGGAAGATTGGCAATACGCTGAAAGTAAATACTGCGCCAGTTACGGCCGTAAAAGCAACTGTAAGTGTGGTGTTAGGTGCGGTTTCAGCATCAGTCCACATTGCTTCAAATAGAGAGCTTGCAACTCCCCAATCCTGTAGCAGTTCAATTGTGAATGTCCATTGCTTATCAACGGACTTATAAGCGCGACCATCGAGAGTTTGGTAAGTCTCAATGATTGTGTCGCAGCTTAAGACTGCGCTTGTTGCTTGGGCATCGTAGTTAGCGCTATCAAGTGTGAAGGTAACATCGCGCCCAGTTATTACTGTAGTTGGCATTTGGGTCTCCTATGCGGTTTGCTCGTAGCGGACGCTCAAGCGTATGTCTGCAACCAATAAATTGGTCGTTCCTACTGTTGTTACTGACGGCCTATCGACTGTCGATAACTCATACTTGGAAGCGTTGAGCGCTCCAAGAATACTAATGATCAATTGCTCTAAATTGTCTAGAGAAGCGGCGTTGCTGAAATACGCAACGCAAGCAGTTATGGTGTAATTTAACTTAACGCGAGTAGTTGATTTGCCTAAAACTTCAAGCTCCATATAAGGCGCATCTGGCACTACTACAATTGCTGGAACTATTGGCGCTTCTGGAACTGAGTCATAGATATTAGCGGTGCATCCAGCCAAAGCAGTCTTAATCGCGCCTCTAACATCTGTAGCAATTGTTGATGCTGGCATTAGCCCACCATAGTTTCAACATCAAGATAAGGGCCTAGAAGGCCAGTTACTTTGGCTAGTAAATTCTTAGATAGGCGGTAAGGGGTTACTGCAAAATCTACGCCTTCGATTGATCCACCAGCGGCGGTTCTGGACTGGAAGATTTCAACGGAGATAGCCAGAATAGCAGCTTCAGCATTGGGGTTTCCGACATAGGTCGATAATCCAGATAGCGCAGCGTTTCCTGCTGGGATGATATTTTTTTCCAATATGTCTGCATTGGTGATTGCGACTGTAAATACATAATCTGAAATCTCGTCATCGGTTACTGTGTGAGTGCCATTGAAAGGAGCTCCGCAGCCAGTAATAATTACGGATTGGCCTTCTGTAAATTCTTGAATTGTTGCAGTTTCAAAATAAGCAATATTATTGGTCAGCTTTACTTTGTTAATCTTGCTTTGGAAAGTAACTAGCATTGGGAGAACTAGATTCTCCGAGGCATCTACTATGTCGCCTAGATAAGCGTCTGAATATAGGGATGACGAAACGCCAAGTATTGTCC